GAGGTTATGCACCTTCTCGGCCAACGCCTCCACGAAGCTGTTGAACTTGTTATAAGCTGGCATCCCCCGTCCCCCCGGATGAGTTGTACACTAGATAGTCGAAAATTCAATAATCGGCGTAGTTGGTAATCTGCTGACCCTGGATATCTTTCGGGCTGACGCCAAGCGGCGAGCCAAGTGCTTGAGCTGTCGCCGAAATCCGTGCGCGACGCCGGATCGTGTCGCCGATGGTCGGCAGCACCGCGAACGCCGGGTTGGCGACATCGAACTGCCGCGCCTGGTTGATCAGATCGCGCGCCGTGTCCTCGTCGCCGGATGCCACCGCGTCGGCAATTTGGCCGCGCAAATTCGACGCCTGCCGAACCAGGATGCCCTTGCGCACCGTGGTGTCCTGCCGCGCCTCGTTGTACTCGGCCTTCTCAGACGGGTTGAAGCCGAGCAGCTGCACCAGCACCGCCCGCGCGCCGGCGTCCATCGGCAGCTTCTTGCCTGACGCGTCCACGTAGCCGTCACTCGTGAGCCTATAGGCTTTGACCGGCGCTGCCAGTGCGTTCGGCAGCATCTTGGTGAGGCCGCCCATCACATCACCGTCCATCATCGCGTCACCGCCCTGCAGCACGCCCGCGATAGCGCTGGTCGGTGCGCCCCAGGTCTGGAATGCGAGGTCCTTCGCCTTGTCCTTGAAGTTGCGCCGATCGGCGAGGAACTTCGAGAGCGGCATCAGGTCCTGTTCGCCGATGCGCTGCGAGATGTCGAAGCCGAGCGCGCGGAAACCACCATGTGTGATAACCTCGGCGGCGTCCTTGCCAAGCGTGTCCGCCAGCCAGTTGCGGTACGCGGCGCGAATGTTCGACGGCTCGTCATCATCGTCCCACAGGTCCTTGAGCCGGTCGATTACGGCCGCGAGCACCGTCGCCATCGGCAACCCTAGCGTGCCTGCGAGCACCGTCATCGCCGCCAAGTGGCCTTTGAGATACCGGCGGGCCTCCGCGCGCTCCTCGATGGTGTCGCCCTTGATCGCAGCGTACGTTTCACGGAACAGCTTCTCGGTCAGCTGCGCCTGGAACTGCATGAACTGCGTCGCGAGCGGGGTGTACCGACCGAGGATACCCATTTTACCGAATTCGCGTCCCTGGTTGGTCCGCGCGTAATTCCACATCGTCTCATTGAGTACGTAGGCCGCATGATCTGCCGCTTCTTCCACGCCCAGCTTCGGGTTGAGCTGCTTGGCTGCGATCGCAGCAATCAAGCGGCTCATCGTCTCCGTGTAGTAGCCGACCGATGAGGCGTAGCGCAGAACACTGTCCAAGCCGCCATCGCCACGGCCTTCTGCTGACCGGACCAGCTCGCGCGAAGGGCCGCCGATGTCGAGGTTGCCGGTGTTGGCGACGCGCATCAGATATTCGGCCATATCCTTGCCGACGACCTTGCGTAGCGCATCCTGCGTCACCACCGCGTCCATCGCGCGTGACAAGCTGACATTGTAACCGTGCTTAGCGACCTCCTTCATAATTTTGAACGCCAGCGGGGTCGCCTGGCTGATCGCTTTCGCCGCTTCGACAAAACCGTGCTTCGCGCCGAGCTCCGGCCACAATGTCGCGCCGAGCTGCGTCAAATTGACGAAGCCGTAGGACATCGACGCTCCGAGGAACCACGCTGTCGAGATACCCTTCAGCTGGTCAAGCAGGTGCGTGTCTGGCCACTGCGCGCGCTCGCGCTCGCGACGACTGTACTCGTCGATGATGTCGCGCATGCCGCGCCGCTGCTCGAGCGGCGCATCCTCTAGATTGCCCTTCTCGGCGTCGTCCAACGCACCCCTCATGTCGACGAACGACTGGGTGATCTTCGGCGAGGTGACCATGCCAGCCAGAGCGTTGATGCCGACCTGTGCACGCCAGTCGAAGCTGCGCATCATGTCCGGGGAGTAGCCGGGAATTCCCTCGCGATGCGTCATGACGCGCGTCAGCGAGATTTCCGGTGTGAGATCGACCATCCGCGCCGTGAGCTCGAGCTTCGCGATCTCCTTGGCGTCCTCGTCCATGTCGCTTGCGTCGATCTCGGCTATCGCCGAGCGCAGCCCTTGTGGCTCAAAGCCGCCCTTCAGGAAGCCGTCCTTGGTCCGCTGGCCGGTACGCACCGTCTCCGGCTCGACCAAACCCTCGTCGATCATTTTACGCACCGCGGCGTCGAGATTTTTCTGCGCCAGTCGGTTCTCGACGCGCATGTAGACCCTCAACTTATCGGTGCCATCACTGACCACGCCGCCAAAGCCGGCGTCCGCCAAACGATCGGCTACTTTCGCCATCGACTCGCTGTCACGGACCCGCCAGCCGACGAAGAAATTGCCGTAGCGGCCAAGGTGGAAATACGGTGCTTCATCGAGCTGTCGCATCGTCTCCTGGATGCCGCTGGCTCGCTTGCCGAGGTCGTCGATATGCGTGCTCAGCGCCTCCTTGCCCTTCGCATCCGTGTCGGGGTTGTCGCGTACGGCGCGCTGCGCCTCAAGGTGTTTGAACGCAGCGTCGAGCTGGCCGGTGAGCTTGTCTGACCACCATTGGCGCGCGTCGGCCGGCGTGAAATCCTTCGACGCCTGCTCGCGCATGAACGCGTCCATTGGGTTTTCAGCGAACTGCGGCAGCTGACCGCGCGCATAGCCGTCGGTGTCGACATGCTGGTGCAGCGACACGCTGAGCGTCGACAGCATCATCACGTCGTTGACGTTGCGCAGATCCTGATAAATGCCTGCGTGGCCGCGACTGAGTAGTGCGCGGTAGACATTGTGGGCCTCATTCGTCAGCCGCTCGAGGTTCTGCGCATTTTTGCTGGTCCGTAGTTTCTCGCTCTGCTCCTTCCACGGCTTCGTCGGGTTGATGCCGAATTCGCTCATCTGCATCAACCGAACGATCTTCTGGGCCGAGTCCTTGTTGCTCGACTGCAGCGCGCCGTAGGCGTCGCGAACATTGGTGAGCATCTGCGCCATGCGCGCCACGATCGCGTTCTTCTCGTTGAGTGCGCGCTCATAGCCCTCGGCGCCGTTAGCTACGACGTTGCCGTTCTCGTCACTACGGTCGAACCACTTACCGAAGAACTCGTTGGCGCCGTGCAGGCTCATCCAACCGAGCGTGACCTGCCGCAGCTTGCCTTTCATGCCCTCGATGTCGCGCAGGCGATCGACTGCATTTGCGACACCCTGCACGGCATCTTTGTACTGCGCGTTCGAGACGCTTGCGAGCCCCGGGGACTGGCCGACATTGCTGGCGATGGTCTTGCGCACATTGCGCATCGTCCGCTCGGCCATCGGGCTGCTGCGTTCCTGCTCGAGCTTCTGCGCAAACTTGACGTTGAAATCCCCTGCCTTCTGGCTCGCGCCGGTGTCGAGAACCGCGAAGCCCGCACCGAGGATGCGGTTGAGCGCCGACTCGGTCTTGGTGTTGTACGGCAAGCCGAGCACGTTAGCGAAGAACTTGATGATGCGGCTCCACACCGACGGCTGGTCGCTAATCGGGTTGCCCTCGATGTCGACATTCTGCAGGTAGCGTTGCGCGTCGGGGTTGGTCAGCACCCACGAAAGCATCTCGTCAGGATCAGCCCAGACATTCTGCTCCCAGACTTCGGTGCCGACCCCGCGGGCGATCTCCGGGTGCTGCTTTTCGAGCACACTCGAGATCTGGTGCCACAGGTTGAGGAAGTCCTTGATCGACTTGTCACCGCGGTCGACCTTGTCGTTCAGCAGCGCCTTGTTGTTCGCTGTGTACACACTGATGCCAGCCCAAATCTGCTGCACGTAGGCATGGATCATCTCGTGGAGGATCGTCTCCTCGTTGAGCCCGTCCTCGCCGTAAATATCGACGCGGCTGTCGCCATTGTCCTCGAGCGTCGTCTCACCGCGCACGTACGGGCTGTTTCCGACGATATTGAGCTGCACGTGCTCCCAGTTGCCGCGCAACAGCTTCGCCGCGATCAGCCGGTAAACGCCGCGGCTGCTGCTCTCCTTGATGACCTTAAGCGCACCGGTGGCGCTGCCGATCTGCACCTGCCGACGCAGGGCGATGCTGGCGGGGACGATCTTGGGTGTCGCTCGCACGCGCGTCGAGATGCCGGCCGCGGCGACCGCGGCGACGCCGGCCAGGAACTCGCGTCGATCGACCTGCTGCTTCTGGCTGAGCCGGTTCTCGATGCCCTCAAAGTCATTGCGCACGAGCTTCGCGTAGAGCCCGATGCGCTCCCTCGGCGTGATGTCACCGTTCTCGGCAAAGCCATCGATGACGTCGCGGTAATACTTCCGCGTCGTGTCGTTGGCCTTATTATTCTCGTTGATCGCACGCGCCATCTCGGCCTTGTTGCCGGCCTGCGCCGCCCGGGTCAGCAACGCTTCCTGCTGCGCCTCGACCGACTTACGTTGCGCCTCAAGCGCACGAACGCGCTGGGTGCGGTCAACGATCTCGCCCTTGAACGGGCCAGGCGCACGGAACAGTCCGGCCTCGTTGGGCTGGTTGGTCGGCGACGCCAGTGCGCCAAAGCCGGCCCGCTCGTACCGCTGCTGCTCTTGGAAGCCACGCGCGGCCTCGTCGAGTTCAGCACCGGTCGCACCCTGCTTGACCATCTGCTTGAGCTGAGCCTGCTCGCTCGGCTTCAGCGTAGCGCCGTAAACCTGGTCCACCGCCTGGTTGAGAAACTGCATATTCTGCTGCTTCTCTGGGACCCCGGCCGAGGTCACTGCCTGACGCGTCACCCTCCCAACGCTGTCCTGGCTGGCCGTCTCCTTGTCGACGATCGTCGACGTCTCCGCGTCAGTCGCCGTGTTCGGGATCGGCGCGGTTTTCGCGTCCCGGTTCAGCGCCCAATCTTTGCCGTCGTTGTAGGCCCGCAACTCCTCAATGCTGCCGAGCTTGACATTCGTCTGTCCGCGCGCGCCGCGATCGAACGCAGACGCCTCGGTGCCAGTGTAGCCCGCGGTCTTCGCCGCGGCGACCGTCGTCTCAAGTGGCAGAGCCGCGCGCGCGACCTGCACACCCTGGTCGGTGAGTTGTCCCTGCTCGTCGTGGATGCCGAGGTCCCGGGCCAGTTGCACAAGGCCCTTGTACCCATCGGTACGCACATCCTCGTCGCTCGATGCGCCCAGTGCGTCGAAGACTTGGCGCATGGCCGTCTCGCGGTTCGGTGCCAGGTTCTCGCGCAGGGCCTGGATCGCGGTGCCGCGGCGCTTGCTGAGGAGGCCCTGCCACTCCTTCTGAAACCCGGCCTCGACGGACTGATCACCCCCTTCCAAGTTGGCCGGTGCCGCCGGCGCAGTCATGGTCTGATCGTTCGCGGCTACGGAGGTGGCTGCTCGGGCTTGTCCCGGATCTCCCGCTTGCGCGGTCGCCACCTTCGCTGGTTCATTGAGATCTACCCCCAGTCGCTCAGCCAACAGGATGTCGCCCTTGGCCGCGCTGCCTTTCTCGAGGCGCGCCAGCAGGGTCGCTTTGACTTCGTCGAGGTCCGCGGCGCCGATGTAATTGCCGCGCGTGTTGACGCCCTTGAGCAGCGTGTCGCGCTCACGGGCCCACTCAGGGGTGTCGCCAAAAACGGGGTTTGCCGAAGCGGGAGCGCCAGAATTAGTGGCCGCCGCCCCCCCAGAAACGTCCGATCCACGCTCGACCGCCCCGGCATCCGCAGGTGATACATTATCGTTGGTTGCATTGTTGTTAAGATTGCGATGCTCGAGCTCGTCGACCACCATTTGGTAATGGTCGAGGATCTTCTGGTCGCGATCGTTGAACTCCTGTCCCTCGCGCGCGCTGAGGTAATTGCCGGCCACCTGCGCGGCCGACTGAAGCTCATCATTAGACACTCCACCGAGCGGACGCTGCTCTTGCGTCTCGAGCGGCGTGGCCCAGCGCAGCGACCCTTGCTTCGGCTGGATGATCGTCTGGCTTTCGATCTGGGGCTGCATGTTCGGCTGGAAGTACGAGTTGACCAGCCGGTCGCTCGGGTTGCCCTCATTCGGTGTGGCCAGAAGCGTGTCGAGCCCATTCGACCCGTACGCAGCACGCCCCCCTGCATCGACGGTCACCGATGGTGCTGGCAACGCTGCTCGCGGGCGAAGGACCTGGTCTGTCGTCGCCGCCAAATCTTCGGTCGTCACTGCCGCCGGGTCCGCCGACTTCATCGCGCGGATACCGCCGGCACCACCGAGCACGCCACCAACCGCGCCGCCGGTGACCGCGGCGTCGACGATGTTCGTCAGCTTCTGCTTGGCCGTCAGGTCGGGCCGGAACGACTGCTCCATCGCCGTCTGGATGCCCTCCTGGGGCACCTCCATCGCTGCACCGGCGAAGCTGGCAGTGAGCATGCGCTTGGCGATGTTGCCCTCGAGGCCGCGAGAGACGAGGCCCTTGAGCTGCGCCGGCTCGACCGCATCGAGCGCCGCGTAAACCGGGGACAGCGCCAGTGCTTTGATCGCGTCGCCGGGCGCCGCCCCGCCGGGCTTCGACGTCGCTTCCTGGTACATCGAGCCAGCCGCGAACGGGATGCCCGCGAGCTCGGCGCCGATCACGCTCTTGCCGAAATCCGTGCCAGCCTCGAGCGCGGCCTTGCGTGCAGCGAAGCTCGCTCCAGCTTCAAGGCCGCCGCCGCCAAGCACGCGCGGCGCAACAGCGCCCAGTCGCGCAAGACTTGTCGGTACAACCGCCTCGGGTAGCGCTGCGCCCGCCGCGATATACGTCGCGAGCTGAGGCACCTGCTTGAGTGTCTGGTAGGCGAGCCACGGCAGCACCGGTGCGCCGCCGTCGTGCCACGGTGCAACCTCAAGATCGGGCCGGCCGGACTGCTGAGCGGCATCGCTGCTCGCCGCCGCGGCGCGCGCGCCGAAATCGCTGACACCCTTCGATCCCGTCAGATCGCCGGCAAGCTGGATCACCGACCCCTCGAGGCTCGCGGCCTCGTTCAGCCCAGTCATCAGGCCGGACGCGATCAAGCCGCGCTTGGGCTTGGCCGTATCGGGCTGGACGAAACTGGGTAGGTAGCTGGGGTCGATCGCCACGACGGCTACTCGGCAGCCCCAGGCGTCGGCATACTCCCCGCGACATTGAAGTCGATCGGGTTCGTGCCAACGATCGGCATCAGCTGCGAGATGTACGCGTCGGTCGCCTTCCTGACGAAATCATCCTGGCTGAGCCCGGCGGCCTTTGCGCGCGTCGGCGCGTTCGCCAGGTCGGCAGCAAGCCGCTGGCGCTGCAGGTCGAAGATGTTCGCGATGACCTGGTCCTTGGACGACGGGTCCTTGGGCTGCATCCTGAGCGGCGCCGTCTTGTACGCAGCATCGGCCAGCGCGCCCAACTCATTGAGACTGATGCCACCGTTGGCCTGCGCGAACCGTGCGATCGCTTCGTCGAACGGGTTGGTGACCTTGGCGCTCGCGGCGGCCTTGGTGCTCGCCGGCGCATCCTTGCCGGCCGCGGCGGCCGCGGCCTGCTGGACGAAGTTGGGCTGCGCATCAAGATAGGCCTGAGTGTAGACCGGCGCCTTGATGCCGCCGCCGGTCGTCTTGGCTTGCGCCTTCGTGGTGGCGCTGCTGCTACCTCCGGGGGCGGGCAGAGCGACCGTGACGCTGCCTGGGCGCGCTTCGCCGAGCTGCGCGAGCCGCGCCTGGCCACTGGCCAGACCGTGGAAAAAATCCTGCATCGTCGCGGCCATCTGGGGCGCCGCGCGCACACCCTCGACCACCGGCGCAGCCACAGGCACCGTCTTCGCGGCGCTGAGAACTAGCCCAGGCAGGTTCCTGATTGTGTCCAGGAAGTTGTTGTGCAGGTTCGCGCCGGCATCCCCGGCTGACTGCGGCAGCGCCATTCGATCCCCCCTACCAAGCCCACCCGTTCTTGCCGAACCCCCACGGCATCGGGGCGAACAATTTCCTCATTACCATAGTCCGTGCGTACTGCACATGGGCTTCAAACGATTGTGCGAACTCCGCGGCGCGCTTCGGGCTGCCGGCATCCTGATCGACAATGCGCAGCGCGAGGTACGCCGCCCAGTCGAGCATCTCGAGATGGTGGTCCTCGGGCAGCTCAGGCACCGCCTCGAGATTGTTGGTGACCAGTGCGTCGATCGGTTTGCGGCACACCCGCAGCTTGATCTTGGTGCCGTCATAATCGGCGCTCGGCGCCGGAAAGACACGCAGCGTGACCGCGCTCATCGTGCCCGCGTCATCTTCGACGACCTGCTCGTCGGTCGCGAACGCTAGCGGCTTGCCAGGCGCGGTCACCGACGACAGCGCGAGATCCCAGTTGTCGGGGCTGATGGTCGCGCGGTTGAGTACCGAGTGGCCGGCGCGGCCGAGATCGCTCTGCTCGCCGTCGAGCTTGGCCGAGATCACCGCCAGGATCGCGGGGTGGAGCGTGTACTCAGTGACGCCGGTGGCGAGCACAACGTCCACGACCTCTGGCGTTGTCGCGTCGCGGATGGCCAGCGACCGACAGGCGAAGCGGCGCTGCGCCTCGTTGATGTAGCGGACCAGCGTCGCATCGGTCCAAAGATAATCGCTATCGCCGCTGGTCCGGTCGCTGCGGTCGTTGAGGATGTTGAGACGGAGCTCGGACAGCAGATCGCTCAGCTTCATCGACATGCCCCCCAATCAGGGGACGCAGTCGCGCCGCAGTCCCCAGCCCCGTCCCGATACTAACCTTGTGCTTCGGGCGCCGCAACCCTGCGATACGGGAAGCGCATGCGGTCGCGATGACCGATGACACGCTTGTTCACCGGGTCGGTTACCGGCATCGTCGTCACCGCGTGATCGAGGATCTCGATGATGTGGTTCGGCACCTCGGCAGGCTCGCCCGGCTTGAGCAGGTAGCCAGTGCCGTTATGGCCCAAGAACAGCCCAGTCGGCGGAATGTCGTCGTTTTCCTCGAGCTGGATCCAGGTGCGGTCGACCGTCATGCCCTTCGCGGCACGCTTCCTCGGCTTGGCGGCCTCGGCCGGCGGCAGGTTGCTGCCCAGCTCCTCCTGAGCCTCGCTCACAGTCACTTCTTCGCTCATGATATGTCCTTTGCGGCCTTGTCGAACGTGGATGAGAATTCGTCGGCGGGGAACGCCTTCTCGACGTTCTCCTTGATGAACTCGACGGCTTTGTTGACGTCAGAGAACGTGTACGTGACGTTGGGATCGCGCCACGGAGCGCACTCGCCATTCTTGGGGCGCTCGTCGTTCGCCTTGACGATTTTCGGGTCGGTGATGCTGACGGTATAGCCGTTCTGAAGCCGGCTAATGCGTATCGAGCAGTCGCTGAGCATCAAACCCCCCTGAAAGGTTGGGCGGGGGAAAACAGGGCAAACCCCCGCCCGGTGACGGTTACTGGGCGATCCAGACGAGCGACTTGGCAGTGCCAGCCGCGGTAGCCGAGATCGTGACCGACCCGTCACTGTTGAACACGATCGCCGAGCCGGTGTCGAGCGTGGTAGTGCCGGCCGTGACGACCTTCAGGCAGTTGGCCGCGGCCATGCCGTTGATCTTCTCCCAGATGATCACGTCCGTCTGGTTAACCAGGCAGAAGTAGTTCGGCACGAAGCCGAGGCTGAGCGTGACCGCGGTGCCGTCCGAAGTGATGGTGCCGGTGCTGGCGCGTGCGACGCCGTCCGACTTACGCGATGCTGATGCAAGCATTTCGAAATCCCCCTTGAAAGAGCCAGACAAGCAAGGGGGGCTGCTAGGCCCCCCTCACCCTGTCTATGCGGTTGCCGCCACCTCGAGGCGCGCCATGAAGGCGTCCTGCAGGATGACCGTCGCCGTCCAGAGCTTCCAGCCCACGGTGCCGCGCTGCGCGAGCGGGTCGCCGGCAGCCGGCTTCGGGTTGACGACCATCGGCGTCATCGAGCTCTTGCCCTTCAGCGGGACGATGCCGAACGCATCGCGGCCGAAGAACAGAACCGGATAGACGTCGGCGCTGGTGCCGCTCGTCGAGCGCATCGAGCCCTTGGCGCCGCCGGCGTCCGCCCACGGGGCGATGACGGTCGAGCTCAGGTAGCGGACCTGCTCCACGGAGCCGATCTCGCCCTCGAACGGGCTGGTGTGCGGACCGTAATCCGCCACCGGCTTGAAGCCCGTCATGTTGCGCAGGTCCGACTCGAGGTCGGGGTGGCAGACCGCCATGTAGGCGGCTTCCACCGACCTCGTGCCATAATCGGCGTTCGACGCGACGACCGAGGTGATCTTCTTCGCGTTCTGGCGGTTGAGCGCCGTGGTGACGCGCCGCTGGTCCGCGAGGACGATCGCCGCGACAACCGAGCTGCGACCCGCGACGTTGTTCGCATAGAACACGTTGGTGCCGGCCTTCAGCACGTTGAAGCGCAGCGTTTCGACCGTGAGTGCCGCCTGCTCACCGAGAATGTCGGTGGTTTCCTGCAGCACGCTGTCGGTGTGCGTGTCCATGATCACATCGGTGATCGTGACGAAGTCGCCGTACTGCGCCAGCGTGACGGTGTAATCCTGGTTGGAAATCGAGTTTCCAGCCGGGGTCACACCCTCGACCAGCGGCGTGGTCGCAACCGGATAGTTATAGGTGCCCGAGCCCGACCCCGCGGTGCCGGTGGCGCCGACGAGGAAGTAGCGACGGAACTTGGCCGTCTGGGTCGAGTTGGTCGGCAGCGGATACGTCTGACCGAACTTCTCGAGCTGCAGGTACGGCATCGCACGCTTGAGCATGCGGACGATCGAGTAGGCCGCGACCGCCGGCGAAATGTCACCGTAGTTCACCATTGGAATTCCCCCCTAGAAACGAAGCTCTCAGCCCAGGCCGGCGGCGGCTTCCTTCCAAGCGTCGTCGAAGTTCGACGGGTCGCTCGGCTGCTGTACCCCCGACCGCTTGGAGTCGACTGGTGCCAACGCAGCGGCCGCTTGTTTGGCCTCGTCGGACAGCTCGTTCCCCTTCGCCGCCCCCTTGGATGGTGTGGGAGCCCCCGCTCCCGGCACCTTGCCAGTGGACTGACGAAAACGCCCGACCAAATCTTTGACTTCGTCGACCGTCCCTTCTTCAATTACGTGATTATAGGCAACCTGTAAATAGGTCGGTTGCGTCTTGACCCACGCAATCACGTCCGCGCGCAGCTTGTCGCTGTAATCCGGCACCGCGCCGGTGACATCGGCGATGAACGTGCGCTGCGCGACAGCCTCGGCCGTCTCCTGGATCGGCTTCACATAATTCGCCACCTGGGTGAAGACGTGCGCCAGCAGTTGCTGGTACTCCGCGCGCCGCTTGAGCGCCTCGCACTCCGCGACTTCTTTCCAGTCCTCGTCGTACTTGGCGAGCCGAGTCTGCTCCTCCGGAGTGTAGACCGCCGGCTGCTCCGATGCCGGCGGCGTAGCGGCGGGCGACGCCGGGTCGGCCTTGGCGTCGCCGACGAGCTTCTTGAGCCCGGCGAGGATCGCGTCGGCATCAGGCCCGGGCGCCGGCGGCTCATCCGCAGGAGGCGTGTCGGCGGGCGGCTCATCCGCAGGAGGCGTGTCGGCGGGCGGCGCGTCGGCGGGCGGCGCGTCGGCGGGCGGCGTGTCGGCCGGCGGCTCATCCGCAGGAGGCGCGTCGGCCGGCGGCGCGTCGGCGGGCGGCGTGTCGGCCGGAGCCTCGTCGGCGGGCGGCGTGTCGGCCGGAGCCTCGTCGGGCTTCTTGTCTCCCGCCTCCCCGGGCGATGCGAATTGTGCGAATGCAGCGTCGAAGTCGTCAGCCACTGATTATACCCCCTCTCGCGTGATCGACGGCGGCTCTCTGGTCACCATCGTCAGCAGTTCACTCAGCCCGCGCACTTTGCCTTGAAGGCGCGTGAGCTCAAGTCCTTCAGCATCGACCAAGCTATCCTTGGCCTGCGCGATGAGCAAGGGCAATAATTCCTTGATTGCAATCGCGGCTTCGCTGTTCGATCGCCGGATGTCACTGGCGAGTTGTTGCGTTCGCGCCTTGGTCTTCGCTGCCACTCAAACCTCTCTCGAGAATGTCCAGCGCGGAGTTCGCCGTCGTGGCGTCGGCCGCGGCCTGGTTCTTCTGGCCCTGGGTGATGTTCTTGAACGCGCCGGCCAGCGTGTCGCGAACCTGCGCCTGCAGCAGCTCGAGCTGCGTCTGGCTCATCTGCGCTTGACCCTGCTCGCGAACCTGCCGCTTGCGCTGCGCTTCCTCGTCGGGGACGAGCATCGCGGTCATGTCGCGCGTCGCCAGCTTCTGCTCGAGCAGCTTGCGATCGTCGATATAATCGCGCTCCTCCGGCGTCAGCGTCTGCGACAGCATGTCGACCTGCATGCCGCGGACTTCCTTGGCGATGAGGCTGGTCGCGCCGCGCGCGACGACGTTGTAGTCACCGGGAGGTGCCAGGCCGGGGTTGAACTTCTTGTTGAACTGAACGAGGCTCAGGATCTGCGACTGCTTGTACTTGTCGAAGTTCCTGATGATGTCCTTGAACGGCAGCGCCGCATCGCCGCGCAGCATCGAAGCGCCGGCCGCGGTGCGCATCGGCTCGGACGGCATCTTCTGCATGTCGCCGCCGGTCGCCGCGCCGACGAACGTCTCGAGGTCGGCAAACTGCATGAACATGTTGATGAGCGCCTGAAGCTCGGCAAGGTGACCATCCACCTCAATGCGCCGAACGGCAGGGAACTGCGCGGACGGCCCGTCGTCGTCGCGGTACCACATCTTGTAAGCCTCGATCGAGGTCACATCCTGGTCCGTACGGAGTAGCGCGGTATTGAGCTCGAGGTTGGGTCCGCAGGTGACGCTCGCATTGTCGAGCGTCATGCGGGTCGCCGCGGCGATCGACATCTGGCTGTCGCGCATGACGTTGGGCAGGCCGTTGCCGATCGGCGAAGTGTCGTCCTCGTCGAACACGAAGCAGTGGACCGTCTGCACGGTCAGGCCGAGCTTGCGCCACGGGTTGATATCCGCCTTGATCACGCTGCCGTCGACCATCCACACCTCGGCCTCAATGTCGTCGGCGAGGTTGGCGTCGGTCACTGTGGCGCCGAGGTCGCGCAGCTTCTGGCCGCTGACCGGGCCCTTCCAGACGATGATCTCGTAGCGCCCCTGGGGGTCCTTCTTCTGGTCGTTGATCTCGGCCTTGGTCCCCATCACCCGGAGCTCCGTCTCGAACTCCTTCGGCTTGTAGGTGCCGTTGGGGTACTGGGTGATGATCTTCTTGACCTCGCTGGCGAAGAAGTCCTCGCGGTCGGCGAGCTTCCTGAGCTGTGACTTGCCCATCACCTTGCGTACGAAATAGCCCTCGCCGGGCAGCGACCGGCCGGCCATGTCGGGGTAGAAGTCCCACACCGACAGGAAGTCGAACTGGGGCTTGCGAATGTCGCGAGTGACCGGCTTGTAGCTCTGGCCGTCCTCGCTCACCACCCACCCGGTCTTCTGCTCGGTGCGCACGTACGGACCCTCGAGCACGCCCAGCCCGTACATGATGCCCGACTGGGTGACCTTGCGATCGAGCTGGACGACGTCGAGCGTCTGGTCGCCGCCGAGCTCCTGGAGCTGGTCGTCGATGAGCTTGGAGAGCTGCGCCGCGCGCTTGTCGGCAAGGCGCTGGATGGCGGCGTCGATGATCTCCTCGGTCGGCGGCGTCTGCACGCCGTCCTGAGTGCGCTCCTGGATCAGCTCGTTGACCGCCTGGGCGACGTCCTTGGGGTCCATCTCGGCCGACGGCGACGCGCCGAGCTCCCAATTCTTCTCGTTGCCCGGGTACATCAGGTTCATCACTCGGCTGAGCATGCTGATGCACTTGACGCGAGTGATGCGCGGGTAGGCGCGCGACCGCTTGGGGTCGAGCATCTTCTCGATCTCGGGGTCGTAAATGCCGAGGTACTGGCGCAGGTTGCGCAGGTACTTGAGCTCGGTCTGCCGCCGATCGCTCGAATATTGGCTGAACAGCTCCTTGAGCTCGCCGCCGAGCTGAGTCAGGACCTTGCTGTCGAGCGTGCGCACCGGTGTCGGCGCGTTGGTGCTCACCGCCGGCGGTGACGAGTCCGCGTCTGCCATCTATCCCCCTCAGCGCGCATGGTACGCGTTGCCGCCGTACGTCCGCGGCGGGACGAACGGCTTGACCCCTACGGCCGTATATCGCTCATTTTTCTGGACCTGTCGATGGTAGAAGCGCGCCAGGTAGCCGAAGCCGTCGCCGGGGTGGCTGTACGGGTTCTTCTCCGGTGACGCGTCGGGCTTCATCTGCTCGTTCTTGTCGAGCGCGTAGCGCCACCCGCCTTTCAGCGCGCGGACCAGCACCGGGCACTCCTTCTCGTCGATCAGCAGCGCCGGCTTGCCGTCGACCAACCGCGTCGTGAAGTGCTCGATCGCATCGAGCCGCAGCGGCAGCCGGTTGTTCGTCTCGATCTTGACCGTGAATGATTTCTTCAGGATGTCGACCGCGGTTTTCTCGTCGTTCTGGGCGCGGTTGCCGGCGGCCGGGTCGGGCGCGATCACGAACTGATTGGGGTCGAGCAGCGGGAAGCGCCGCCTGAGGTACGGCTTCAGCCGCTCGCTAACGAAGCGCGTCGTACCGTAGCCGGTCTGGATCAGCTCGCCGAGCACGAGCAGGCGCCCATCGAGGTCCTCCTGCCCGAAAATCATCGCCGAACCGCCTAGCCCGGGGTCGAACCCTCCCACAAGTGGCAGGTGTGGATTGTACACGAGCCCGACCTTGGACAGATGCAGGTCACTGCGGAAGGTGGGCACAACCGGCTTCCCGGCAACGGAAAAACCCCACTGCGCCTTGAGGAACTGGTTGATCCAGGCCTCGCTCTTTCCCTTGGCCTGATTGTGATAATATTGCGCCCCGCCGGGGAGGTTCTCGACATTCTCGGCATCGCTTGCAAACCCCGACGGCTGGATGAAGTAACGCGCATTGCGGCCATCGCTCATGACCCGGCTGAACAGGTCGGTGCCGTGCTCGCCGGGCTGCACGTGGATGGTCGCGTCATGGAGGTAGTCGTGCCACCAATTATCCTCGGTCGACGGGTTGGATGATCCCCACATCCCCCAGTTGGTTGCCCCGCCCATGACCTTGCTTGGGTAGCGCCCGCAGCGCGCGCTGAGCGCCTCGATGATCTGCTTGGGGATTTCCACGAACTCGTCGATGATCGCGAAGGTCACCTCGAGCGACAGCACCCGGGCCACGTCCTCGGGCCGATCGAGCGGACGGAACAGCACCTCGCACTCGACGTCGCCGAAGCGCAACGTGAAGGTCTTGTCGGTTTCCTTCCAGGTGCCGGCCTGGCCGTCCTTGAACCAATAGTTCCAGCTCGACAGCGTGGTGTCCTTGAGCTGGGGCATGGTGTTGCGGACGATCACCGCGCGGCTGCGCCGGATGCCGTCGGGCCCGGGCGCCTGGAGCCCGGCCATGTAGATCAGCTTGAAGAAGATCCCGGTCGTCTTGCCCGAGCCGACCGGTCCCACGATCCAGTCATAGAACAGCTCACCCGGGATGTAATCCTTGATGAACGCGTTGATCGTGTCAGGCGGGTCGTAAATGATCGCGGGTGTGGTCACGCGTTACCCCCATCGCGCTTTCATCGCGGCTTGCCACCGGGCGATCGCGAGGCTGCGCGCCGCGTAGAGCTCGTCCGCAACGTCGGGTGTGCAATGATTGCCGTAGAACTTGATCCCGCCCTCGCTCGCGTTGGAGACGCCGGGGCGCCGGCCATAGTCCTTGTAGCCTTTGTCCGACCGATCGAACTCGTAGCCCTCCTCGCCCTGCGAGTAGCGCCACATGATGTCGGTGAAGTCGGCCGGGTGAAGCGACCCACAGTGGCTGCAGGTTCGCGATCCGTCCGGCATCGTTTGCCAGGTCGTGTTGATTTCGCAGCTCACTCCTTGGTGTCCTCGTAGCGGTGCATGAATGTCAGGATCGTGTGCTCGGCGTCGTCACTGAGCACCCGGCCCTCCTTGAGCTTCTCCACCAACCACGGGTCGTTGACCGTCAGCCGGCCGAACGTGTCCGGCTTGATCCCGGTAAACCGGAGGAACGACATGATCATCTCGAGCACGGCCGAGCCGTTCGTGAATGCAGCTGCAGACGATTGGCTGATCCCACTCCAGCCAGAGCTCGGGACCTACCCAGATGCCGATGCGCTTCCACCCGCTCACCTCAGGTTGATCTGGATCGCGAACGCCGGCGCGCCGCTGCCCGCGACCTGCTCCTTGGCGTCGTAGCCAGCCCAGCGCATCGTCGCTTTCAACAGGTCGGCCTTGACGCTCGAGGGCACTTCCGCGCTCGGCGCGTGGATCAGTCGCCAGCTGGTCTTGAGCAACTCCTCGGCTTGGAGCCGAGCCTTGAGCTTGAAGCTCATCCCCTCCTTCTTGACCATCTGTACCGCGGCCGCGAGGTCAGCGAGGAACGTCGGGTCGTCCTTGAGCGCCATCCACTCGGCCATGCTGTAGCCATAGGCCTGCCGGATCTCATCGAGCGGCGCGGTCTTGAGCGCGATCTCCACGGGCAGCGTGGGCGGCCACCCGATCGACGCCGGGTCCCGCTGCGGCTCGTACGCCTCGATGTTGGCCAAATCCCCCATGAGCCCCCCCAGATGCAAACTATAGGTGCCCAGGTCAGTCGTCAACGTGGGCCGACTGCTCTTAAAATTTCAAAGTGTTCGCGAATAAAATTGGGAAATTTTTCAGAAAATATGTGGGGTACGGAGAAGTGCACCACCCCCTGTTCCGGCAAAAACCCCCTTGGGGGGTTCGGACGGGGAAAGTAATTCTTTGGCCTATAGTGGCGCGATAGTCTAGCTTTGCCTATAATGCAGGGACCGCTAGCATGGTGCTAGCGGGATTTAGTGATTGAAGGGATTTTGTAATATGTCTGTTAACAAAAAGGCGAAAGCCAAACTGAACGCTTCCACCACGCTGACCGCTGCGCGCAAGGCGTTGCTCGCTCCGGTTCGCAATGCTGCGTTTGCCGCCGGTTTGTCGCGCAATGCTGTCATTGAAGCGACGCGCGCGGCACTCGGCCCCAAGCCGACCCTGACACTCTACAATGCGGGCAAGCTGGAGTTGCAGATTGGCTTCATGGCTGCGGCGCTCGTGCGTAAGGGTGACAATCGGCCCGACGGTGAATTGATGGAGCATTGCCGCGTGCGTCTGACGCAATATGCCGGCTTCGGCGGCAAGCAAAAACTTGCCAAGGGCCAGTTGGGTCGTCGGACGAAAGAGGAGGAAGCGGCCTATGCCAGTGCTCGCGTCCGGTCGTCGGCGATCTTCAAGGAAGCCGGTGTCACCGTTGCCGACAAGCGCGGAGGCGACACTAGCAAGTCGCGCAAGCCGCGCGCTGCCAGCAACAAGGCGTCGGCCAAAGCCGCTGTCAGCGACAAGCCAGCCGTTCGTTCCTACAAGGGCAAGGATGAATTGGTGCGTTATGCTGGCATCCAAGCCGCGGCACTGTTGGCGACAGTCAATCGCAACGCGAAAATCGCGCCGGTGGAATTGAAATCCGCTGTGCATGATTTTCACACGGCGATCAAGAAACTGAGTGCGTAAGTGCTTGGGGGAGGCGCGGCGCAAGCCGCGCCTCTTTTCTTTGTGAAAGGAAAAACAAGATGACGTGCACCGATTTGCCGGAGGGAAATGTCCATGATTAACGCCAACGATTGCATCGCCGCCTTTCGCGAGGGTGAACGTGCAGCGCATTGCATGATGCGCGCGACGCGGCTTGGGGACTGGGTTGGCTATGGGCGCGCGATCGACAAGCCGCGCCGCACGTTCCGGCGATGGCTCAATGAGGCGCGCGGGCACGTGCCGGTGATTGGCCGACGCTAAATCCCAAGGGGAGCAGCTTCAAGCTGCTCCCCTTTTTTGTGCCCACTGTCCCGAAACGGCACAGTAGTTAGTTGCTTAGGCCAGGTCGGTCGGCACGGATCTTTGTTAAGCCCGATAACAAGGCGTACCAGTATGGCACGCAATGTGCCAATCAGGATAAGTAGGTAGCCTGAGCGGTTGGCAAAATCCAATTAGCAGAATGTCGGCTTAAAAACAGGATAGGTTAACGGATAGCGTATGCTCACTTTCTCTCTTAGGGCCAGCTAACCACTAGGTGTTAGATAATGCCTAAAATGCCGACTATCCAAACTATCCATAGGAAAAAAATAAGATCCCCTATGGCACTTTTCGGAAACGGGGTGGTAAAGCCGGTAAATGCTACGTGCCATAGGGGTCTGTTTTTCCAGGAGCAGGATAGTTTGGATACCACGGATAGCACCAATGATTTCAAGCACTTAGCTCGATCGAAAAACATACATCGGTAGCAAAGTAAAACCCATCGAATGGATTTCACAGCCCTCTCAGTGCACATAATGTGACTTTTATCTCCTGATTGGCACCCGATGTGGTGCACCCATTGATCACGTATGTGCTCCCCTTTGGTTTGTTATACCGCCTTAACAAAGCCCATTGACAGCCAATGCGTTCGTTGCCAATGCCAATGTGTTCACCACTAGTGCCAACTGGTTCGTTGCTAGTGACGTAAACGGCACATAGGAGTCCTAGAGCATGTATCAGCACCCACTTTCCGCTGTTGCCGAGCGCCGCAAGCTGCTCAAGATCAAAGCTGCCACCATCGCACAGCGTGTCGGCATGACGACCGAGTCTTATCGTCGGCTCGAGCGCGGCGAGCGCCGCTGTTATGTGGACAAGGCGATCGCGATCTCGCGGATGCTCGACTGCACCGTCGAGGATCTTGGTCGTGACCTCACGCCCGAGGAACGCATTGAGCTGTTCCGCGCCGGCGACAAGCAGGCCGAGCTGCTGGCCCGGGCCGGCGGCGACACCGGCGTTGCCAAGGCCCTCGCGACCTGGGGTGAGTACAATGCCGCGCCCGACGTCCACAACGCGCCTAACGCGCCCGACATTGGCTTAGTAGTTACGCGCTCACCATCACCCGCCCACGACGACGCGGCCGAGCTTGCCGACGTGATTGCCAGCTGGAGCGCTGACGATGCCGAATGACCTCGGAGGACACAATGCCGCGCCCGATCCCAAAGCTGATCCCATAGTAAAGGGTTGACTTAAGCTAGACTTTGTGCTACTATCAGCACAATGGGAAATCCAGGTGTTTGAAGGACTTAGTTACCGACCCGGCGGCTCCGGGCTTTTGTTAAGGGAGCATAACAATGCTGCAAGTGATCGACCCGACGACCCGCTCGGGCTTCCTCGAGATCGCGAGTGCCTTCGGACGCGACCGGGCCCACGAGGCGCGCATCGCCACCCACGCGGCGCGCTACGAGCGCGACAAGGACTACCGCTGGCACGGCGAGCGTCACCTGCGGGCGCTGCGCACCGCCGAGTTCGAGCGCGACTACGAGGTGGCCCACCCGGTCGAGTGCGCGCTGCTGCGCGACGCCGGCATCGGCTACTGACGAGCCACCCCAGTCACTTTGTTAAGGGAGATAACAATGCCGCGCATCATCACCCGCACCATCAAGGCGCCCAAGACGGCGCACCACACCTGCAAGAACGGCAAGCGCGTCCGCGCGCTGCCAGCAGCCAAGGCCACCGCGCAGCAGGAGCGTCAGGCGTTCGAGGCTCACAAGCGCCGTGAGGCGCGCAAGGCGCGCGCGCAGCGGCAGGTGACCGTCCGCTCCGACGGCGTCACGCGCTGCTCCAAGTGCCCGCCCAAGCACTGCTGCCCCGAGTGCGCGCGCATCAACAACGCGCGGCAGGTGGCCGGCCTGATCAGGCCCAAGGGTGACCCGCGGCCGCACCCGAACAATTGCATGCCGTGCATCCCGCGCCTGAACAAGTACATGGGGCACAGGCCCGAGCCGGCGGTCAAGCGGCCAAGCTGCGAGATTGTGTCGATCGACGTCACGCCGCTCGGCGGCGGCTGGTATGAGGGCTCGGCCAGCCTTGGGCTCGAGACGATCTACGCCAAGAAGTTCCGCTCGCGCGATGCCGCGCACCGCTACGCCGTCGACTCGATGGTCGCTATCCGTGAGGGTCTGCGCTTCGAGCAGATGCTGCTCGATGCCTGATGTTACGCGCCCCGAGTGGGACGTCGGCGACGTGGTCGAGTGGATGGGTGCGCCGGTGGCGGTGCTCTCGACACCGCACCTCGACACGGACGATAACAAGTGGCGCTGCCGGGCCATGTACCTTAGTTCAGCCCGCCGAGGCGCAATACCGGCAGGGATGGTCTTCCAGTGGTTTTACATCAGCGATAAGACCTCGTGGCGGCGGCCGCTCACCGGCGAGCAGACAGTGCGGCTCACCAAGGCGTTGCTCGATGGCCCATGCTGAAGTCGGCGACCTCGCGTGGGCTGGGTCCAGACGCCTCATCTGGCTCGTGCTGTCCGAAGACGCCGGCGTGGTGGTGCGCAACAGTCAGCCTCCGTGGTCGGACGTGCCGCGTGAGATTGGTGCGACTGAGACGATCAGAATGGGGGGCCTCGTCCCGATCGACGAGGACACGGCCGCTACCCTCACGGACGCCGAGTGGGCTGTCATCGCCAAGGCACAGCTGCTCGGCTTTGTTAAAGAGGCATAACAATGGGCTCACCTAGCTGGGACGCCAAGCGTGAGATCCCGGGCATGTGGCCGCGCTGGCGGCAGGTGCCGCGGGAGGGCACGATCGTGCACATCCTCGCGATGGGTCACTTGAGTGATGCCGCCGGTGATGAGTTCAGCATGTTGCCGGGCGGGTTCTTCGCTGAGATTGCTGACGATACATGCAGCCTCTCTGAAGGGGTGCTGATGGTGCTGACTATCCCGCAGTCGGTGACGCAGCACCCCCGCTTCAACACGTGGAATTGGCCGGGCCCGTTCCCGTTCCACCTGCGCGACGGACCGGGCAGCAACGGTATGCGGCTCGAGGTTGTGCCCGACGACGTGGTGGACGCTGTGCGCGCGTTCGTTGCGCTATCGACAGGCGACGAGCATCAACCGATAGTGGTTGAGGATGGGTGGCTTTGTTAAGGGGGTTCACAAAATGCTAGACTTTGCAGAAGTCGGTCGCCGCATCGAGCAGCGCAACCACCAGATCGAGTGTGATGCTTGTGCCGAGGACGGAGTGCTGACCCACGAGCAGATCGTGGCGCCGCTGATCGGCCAGCTGCTCGACCCCGAGTATCACGGCGACAACGGCACGGTGCTGCACACCCACGTCGAGTGCACCCATCTGGCCCTGACCCTGCAGCGCCAGGCTCAGCTGCTCGATGCGCGTGAGGCTGAGCTCGACAATATGCAGGACGCGCTTGACCAGCAGCTGGGGCTCGTCACCGCGCAGTCTGCGCGCGTGCGCCGGCTCGCCGGCAGCTTAGTAGTTGCGGCGTTGTGGCTGGCTGGCGTGGTGGCCGCGGTGCTGATCGGCAAGCTATGAGCGGCGAGCCGGACACGCTGCCAGACGGCATCTTGGCCGAGGTGACCATCCAGACGCACGCCCGCAAGAACACCCCAGGGCAGGCGCTTGATGCGTGGGGCATCATCGACCGTGACGAGTTCATCGTCCTGTGCTCAAAGCACAAGGCTGTGTGGGATGAGGTTGGTTACACCGGCGAGCCGGTTATGCTGACCGAGCGTGAGTTGGAGAGCGTGCGTCACGCGCCCGGGTACGAGCCCGAAGAAGTGCTGGTCGCGCTGGCCAGGTTTCGATTGACGGGGAAGGTGGAGCCGATCTGCTCCGAGTAACTTTGTTAAGGGACATAACAAATGGCCAAGGACCCACAAGTGCCCCCACTGACGGGGCTGCGCGAACGGCGCATTTTCCATCTGCTGACCCAAGCCGAGATGGCTAACGAGATTGGCGTCAACCAGTCGCACTACCGCCAGTTCGAGACGGGCCACGTGCGGCTCGACGTGCATCGGGCGAAGAAGCTGGCCGACAAGCTCGGTTGCCCGATCGAAGGGCTGCTGTGAACCCCGTGAAGGCGAAGTATCTCCGCGGCGCCGTGTGGCAGCTGGTGCGCGTCCAGCCGATGAGTAACGTGACACACTTTGAATTTCAGGCAATCGGCATGCGCGAGCACCTGACCATCGTGCTGCACTCGGGCGGCCATGTGGAGATGATGCGTCGGTATCAGTTTATGAGCCTGAAGCCTGAGCGGCGAGCGCACATCAGCAACGTCGCGCACCAGATGCAGGCGATCACGGTGCTCACGCCTGACGGCGAGGAGCCAGTCTATCCGGTGGTGAAGCTGCTCTGATGTGGCACCTGATCAGCTTTGCGGAGAATGAGAGTTGGACGACGATCTACTTCCGCAAATTCAATCGGCGCCGGCAGATCACCGCTTACGAGGCGATCTACTACAACGCGAAGAAGCCTCAGCTGACGCACGTGGGCACGGGGGCCCGGCGCAAGGGCGACCCTAAGCTGATCGAGGTGGCCGAGGCAGTGATCGCTTACATGCAGCTGATGCACCTTGGGCCAAGCGACTACAAGCAGTTCAAGTTTCGAGTGCGTAACATTTAGTGACTGAAGGAGAA